AAACGTAAAACTTTTTTCCCCGACATTGAACTCAAAACCTTTGAACTCATCGTTAAAAACCTCATCGGTTTTATTAAGAAAATAGTCATACCTTTTCTTCTGTGCTTCTTTCGCACTGGTAGATTCCTCTACATAACTTTTATAGCTATTGAATTCTTCCATGGACTCTCCAGATAATCCACCCCCACTTGACTCAAGAGGAGCTTTATATTTATCTTTCTGTTCATTTAAAAACTTTTTAGCCTTTACAAGTTCTCTTTTCTTTGCTCTCTCAATCTTCTTAATGTGAGATGGTTCATCTAAATCTTCGTCATAACCAAATTTATCTACCATTAAGTCTTTAATATCCTCACTATCTAAACCTTCTTCAGTTTGAGAATAATATTGAGATAACAATTTATCACTGTCCATTTCATCATAATTTTGTTGTAATTTTACAAAATCATTAATTCCTCTTCCAGTTTCTTTTTTGTACTTAAAATACGCTGCAACATCTTCTGGTAAATCATCGTTTGATTCTTTTGTGTCAAACAACTGATCTACTGATTCGATATCTTTATCGTATCTATTTTTAATATAAGAAAGAACGTCTGCATCTTTTAACTCTGACGCTTGAGTTTCTACTTCTTGTTGATCCTCATTCTTTAATTCTAATTTTTCTACTGTTGAATCTGTATTTTCTGTTGATTCAAACTTCTCTTCATGTTCTTTAAGTAGCTTTTCTTCCACTTCTACTTTGGATTTTTCAACCCCTGATACGTCTTTTACTGTAAATTTATTCTCTTCCATTTTATTTAATTTAATTTAGGTTACAAAGTTAATACTAATTTTATTATATTTTTAAGCCTTTCTTTCGGCCTTCTTTTTAGCTCTATATTTTTTCATGGCCTCTCTTTTATCCTTTCCTTTTTTCCAACTTCCTGCAGCAAATCTTTCAGCTCTTCGTTTACTTTTAAACTCATATACTTCTCCCGCTTTTTTTGCCTCCTCATAAGTCTGAGATTTTTTCTTTCCTTCTTCATCAAAAGTGATAGACGGGGTTACATGATATCTTTTTCTCCCTTTATCATCTTCTGTATCATACCATTCCATTTTATGAGTTTCGGTTTTACCACGTTTATTTACATGACCTACTCCTTTTCTAATAGAACGAGCATGCTTCTTACGTCTTCTTTTTATTGGATTAGTAGGCATATTATCTTGGATTAAATTCAGCTAAATCAAATCCATCTAAACTATCTTCGTTAGATTCAAAGTTCATAGCAGGTAAATTTCTTTTACGTTGTTCAATCATTTTAGATTGTTGAGTATTACCTTCAGCTATTCTTTGAGACTTACCGTCTTCTTTCTTTTGTTCACGTGTATCTATTTGTGATTGCTCCATACCTCTAAGTTGCATGTTATAATTAAATTCAACATCCATTAGTCTACGCTTAAGCTCAGCTTCATTGTTTTGTTTCTCAATTTCAAAAGAAATTTCGGCTTGTTTAATTTGAATCTTAGCTTGAATCTCTTGCTGAGTTTGTTGCATCTTAGCTTGAGCTTGAGCTTGTTGTAATTGTTGAGCTTGTTGGTTCTGCATAGCTTGAGCCTGTTGAGTTTGTTTTTGTTTTTCAGCTTCTGTTTGCTTACGCTTTACTTTTAATAATTGATTAGCCATTTTTAAATTACTAATCGTTCTAATATCAATAGCGTCTTCTAAGTCAATACCTCCATTTTGTAAAGCCATCTGTATATTCTGTTCTAACTGTTGTTTTTCTTCTTCATCAGGACTCATTTCAATAAAGATTCCAAAGTCATATATATAAAGATTTTTAATCTCTTCTAAAATACCTAAGTTATATTTACCAATCTGCATCGCAAACTCATCTCTGAAATCTGCATACTGTAAAATATCTGCAGTCCTTATTGAAAGAGCTTCAGCTAAAGTTTTTGTTATATATAAACTTGCATTTAATATATGTCGAGTAGCTACATTAGAATTTAAAGCAGCTAACTTCTGAACTCCAACTAATGAATTTGGATCTGGCATCGAACCATCACGTGCCTCATTAAGACCTGTTACTTGTCTTAACATTCCTAAGTAATGATTATAATTACCTATAAGCATTTGCATCTTACTTTGACCACTGCTTGAAGTTAATTGAGTAATAGGCACCTTAGCATTATTAAACTCCCCGTCTTGCGTATAACTTCTACCTACTACACTACCTGTTTGAAAATATAATCTTAAAGCATCCTCTGGATTATAGGCCGCTCCTGTTCCAAGATCAACTTCACTTAACCCGTCAGCATCTATAAACACACCATCAGGCACCACTTTAGATACTACCTGTTGTATTTTTAAATGACTTATTTGAATTAGATCAGCAAAAGGAATCATTCTTCTTACTAAAGATTCTAAAACACCTTTATACATTCTTGGTGCACAAGCCACATAATTTGGCATAGCAAATTGATTAGCAGAATTAGGCCTTACCATATTCTCCATCATTTGCCATTTCAGGATAATATTTGTTCCCATAACCATTACACCCTCATACCAAACGTCAATTCTTTTTTCTACTTTTTCAAAGCCACCCTCATCCATCATTTCTTGTGGAGGATTAAACTCATCATTCTTTTCTACGGTTTTATAAGTACCCTCTGCAGTTTTTTTCTTTTTATATACAAAACTATTAGTAGTCTTATAATTAAAATATAATAAAGTACAAGTGTCTCTGGAGAACATGCTGTTCTCATACATCTGTGCTACATTGTAATAATCGTACCACGACTGACTGTATTTAGATATTTCCTCCATTTGTTCGTTAGTAATATCAGGATCAATCTTTATTAATTCTGTAATAGGGAGAGTTTTAATTTCACCCCAATAAAAACAATCTTTAAAATAAGGATCTTCTGTATAACTATAAACAACATTAGCAGGATCAACATAGTCTACCTTAATACCGTCACCTAATTGAAATGAGTGTCGAGCTATCCCTATACCTAATGTAGCAATATCATAATCCACTCTTTTACGAGTGTCTATATAATGATTTTCTTCCAGCATAGTATTGATAGCAATTTCATTAGCAATCTCAATCCCTGGTTTATAATTAAGTTGCATATACAACTCCATCTCAGAGTCACTTTGAGGTAATGTTTCAGGATCAACATTAAACATTTGAACTTGGAAGTCTTTTTCTATTTGTCCCCACAACTGCTCTGCCGCCACATTAGTCTCAACCATTGTTTGAAACTGATTTCTCTTTTCTGCTGACATAGCATCTTGAGCAATACAATTAACTTTAAACAATCTATCTGACATTCCATTAACAACAATATCTACAAACTTAGGTATGATAGGGACAGGAGTCCAGTCTAAATTCAAATATGATAAATCTCCATCTACTGCTAATTCATTTTTATACTTAGCAACTGATTGTTCTCCACGAGCATAAAGTCTTAATCTATGAAATTCATTCCATTGATTATAGAACCTACAACGCATTCCATCTTTTCTAAACCATTCGTACTGTATTGCTTGCCCTACCTGTAACCCGAACTCATCTGTTGCCTTTTGTTTATCTGTAGCAAATTGATTAGGGAATACAGCAGAACTAATATTTATTTTGACATCTTTCATGTGATTATTTGACTTTTGTTGCTGGTATTATTATATCTTGCAAAGTTAACGATTATTTTTGATTGTTGTTTAGATGGTGTGTATAAGTGTTTCTGATTAGCCATAATAGCTAAGCCAGAACTAATAGCTGCATCAAACTTAGTTCTGTTACTAATATCAAACTTTGCCCAGTCCTCTAATGTTTTACCAAAATACATAGTCCCCATATCTCCCGCATCCCTATATTCTCCATTAAAATCTATTCCTACATATTTTTCTATATAAGACTCTATAGCTGAAGCGTGTGACTGTTTTACATCTTCAGAAGTATTAGGAATTCCCCCTAATTCTCTTTCTGTTTTAGATAATTTATTATAAGTTTTATCTGGCCTGTTTAATGAAAATCCTCTATATCCTCTATTTTTAAAATGATATAATAAACGAGGTTTATTATTTTCACAAAGTATAGGCATACCATAAAAAATACAAGCCATTAAAACTTCTTCAAAGAATATCTCAGCAGTTTGTGGTCGAGCAATATATTCTAAAAAGAACTCATTAGATGGAGCGTCTTCCATACTAAACTTAGTTAGTCCATGCAAAGCTCCATTAGATCCCTTCCCTACTACCACTCCAGATATATCATAAGAGTCACAACCAAAGGAGCCAATGTGTTCATTACCAGGCCTTTTCATACCTCTACTTGTTACTATATTATTTTGTAAATGTGGAGGGGGTGTCCAGCTAACTAAAAATCTACCTCTATTATTAGGACTCCATATAACTTCAGTATCTTTAATTCCATTCTTCCACGAAAAAGATCCTCTTGTTAAATGATGATCAGTTATTAATGAATCATTATAATCTATCTGTTGATATATCTTTGTTAGATTAAATATAGATTGTTTACTTTCATCTCTAAAAGCATGAGACTCGCTTCTTGGAAATTGCCTATAAAATTCATTTAAAGCGTCTGGATCTTGTGTTAAAGAGTTAACTTCATTTTCCCAATAATCAATAGCTCCTATTTTTATATCCTCTCCATCTATCCCTATAATTGGTTTGATTGGTGTTTTAAAAACAGGCATACCATATCTATCTATATATCCTTCAAAGTTCCACTCCATAGGCACAAACAAACAATATAATCCTGACTTTGTTTGACCATTAGCATTTCTTTTAGAAGGCATAGAGTCTTCATATAATGATTTAAAGTTAGCACCTCCTTTGTCTAAAGCATTAGATGTAGATCCCATCATACATTTGCCAATAATCTTACTACCTAATCGTAAACAAGTTTTAGTTACCCTCCAGTTATTCAAGATGTTATCAGGCTTTTCCCATTTACCACTCTCATCATGTAATAACAATTGCAGCTTCTCACCATCATAACTATTATCTCCTGTGTTTTTCCAGTCAATAGTTGTATCTAATCCTTCTAACTCTTCATCAGCTAAAGCGTGCATATTCTTTTTTGTGATCTTAGATGCTGGGACTCTATATGCTAATTCTGTTTTAGGTTTATCCATACCAT